TAAAAGCGAGTGGGTTAAGTTGCGCCGCTTCTTCGGCAGTCCAGTCAGATACTGGCTTGCCCATAACGCTGTATTCGATCTTGGGTGGTTGCAAGAGCACGACATCTATCCGCATGGGTGGGTTCGCTGCTCCATGTTGGCCAGCCGACTTCTCACAAACGGGATGCCTTTTCCGAAACACGGACTTGCGAACGTCGTCAAACGTTATCTAGATACAGAGCTTTCCAAAGAGCAGCAAAGATCCGACTGGAGCGGTGATTTAACTAACGAGCAGTTGGATTACGCTGCTAATGATGTTGTTGCTTTGATGGATCTAGACGAAATAATAGACCATAAAATAAGAATAAATAGACTTACAAAGGCGTACAGCTTGGAGTGTCGTGCTTTGCCTGCTATGGCTCAAATGTGGCGTACAGGATTACCCTGGAACGCTGCTAATCTGCAGCAACGCAAGGAGGATTATCAGGTAGATATAAAAGCTTTGGAGAAAGACTTTATTCTTCAACTGGACCATGCTCTTCCTCAGGACAAAAAATTACCCAGAGACGAAGATGGTACTTTTAATTTACGTTCCAAGGATGAGGGTAAGATTCGTGACGGCAGTAAAAAGTACAAAGGATTCAACTTAAATAGCCCAAAGCAACTATTAGAAAAGTTAGGCGATATTTTAGGTGAGACACCTAAAGACGCAAACGGTAAACCCAGTGCGGCACGACAGGCTTTACGGGCCTACGCCGCAGACCACGAGGTTATTCAGATTTATTTGGAGTGGAAAAGGGCAGACAAGCGTCGTCAAATGATCAATTCCATTCAAGAAAAGATGGATGCTGATGGTTTTGTACGTGCCAGCTACATGCAGCTTGGTGCGGAGTCGGGAAGGATGTCCTGTATTAAACCCAACAACCAACAGATTCCGCGTGACCCGCAATTTCGTGGGTGTGTAGAAGCGCCGGAAGGCTATCTCTTAGTAGATGCTGATTTTGGACAGATGGAGCTAAGGCTTGCGGCTGCTATTGCAGGGGACGAGCGCATGATCTCTGCGTTCCAGCGCGGTGAAGATCTTCACACCGTTACCGCTGAAACCATTGGATGTAGCAGGCAAATAGCCAAGTCTGCAAACTTTGGTTTGCTTTACGGCTCGGGTGCGAAAGGGCTGCGTAGTTATGCCGGTGGAACAGGCATCACCATGACGGTTCAGCGTGCTGCTGAAATTCGTAATGACTGGCTAGATGCTTTTGCTGGCATCAGCAGATGGCAAAAACAAATGGCAAAGGAGTCCCAGGACTCTTCAGACAATAAATGGGCTGAAACCCGCATTCCGGTTTCTGGTATGCGTCGGTATCTACAAGGAGATATGAACCGGTTGACTGTTCGGTGCAACACACCGATCCAGGGAGCTGGTGCCGCCGTTCTTAAGTGCGCCCTTGGCAAGCTTTGGCCCTTGGTGCATCAGGCAGGTGAAGAGACAGTGCGGATTGCAGCCGCAGTGCATGACGAAATTTTGTTGCTGGTGCGTGAGGATGCTGCGGAAGAGTGGGCCGCTTGCCTAAAACAAGTGATGGAGGAGGCTGAAGCCAAGTGGTTGGGGGACATCCCCGCATTAGCTGAGGTTTCTATTGGCAAAACTTGGATGGAGACCCATTGATTACACGCATTTTTTCCACAACTAAAGGATGGTTCTGCTTAACTTCTGCAGGGCTAACGTATTACACACATCTAAGTGGGGCGATGGATGCCGCGTACAGGCAGACAAATAGCGATGGAGCGTCTAAACAAAGCAATTCAAACCGCAGTTACGGGTGATTTGCAAAGAGCAGCCATGTTCTTAGAACGTGCCAGGGAAGTTAGGGCGGGTTGCACAAAGCAGCGTGCCCAATCCCGTCGTGCTCAAACAAGTGCGTGGAAAAAGAAGGTCGATTCTCCAGCTACGTGGTAGTGTAGTTGTAGTAGTCTAGAGTTAATGGCTTTACGGCACGGCAACAAAACTTACTTTCAGATATTGCTAGACCCGCATCGAGCTGAGTTGTTGCAGTTTTTGGCAAAGAAAGAGAACGTTCGCGCTACTGCGTGGATTAGAGATGTTTTGTACGAGCGTATAGAAGAAGACTGTGGAACGACAACCTACGCGGAAGCGTTAGACAAAGACAAGGCCACTTGGAAAACCTCCGTAGAAAATCGTGTAGCCGGTCGAGTTGGTAAGAAAATCGCTGCAGATCAAGGCGCAGCTGAATCTTGATATGCGGTACTTATTGAAGACCCACCAGGATGGTCCTTTGTATTTGGCTGCTTTTTATAAAAATCCTAGACAGGTTTGTTTGTTTACTCCTTTTATAGAGGACGCCTGCAGCTACAGAGATAAAAGTATGGCTTTAGACGCTGCACGGCACTTAAAAGATTTATTTGACATTAAAGCTGAGCTACTAAACTCTTCCGAAAATGACTAACCCAAATTGGACTACAAGACCACAAGACAACATTGATGCGGCAATAGCGCGAGCAAAAGCAACTCTGCACGAGTCCGATCCAAAACTGACCACACTTGAAAAGGCTATTAGACAGTCTCTTTTGAGCCGGAGAGTACGGCGTCCAATAAGGCAATGTGACCGACCGCCTGTTTAAGTAATTTTCCTTGGTGCCACTGTTGACGTGCCATGGCAACGCATAGCTGTGACAACACATCTATGTTTTCGCAGTCTTCTATTTCTCTGATGCTACGTTCCAGGGTCAGTTCTTCTTCAAGGCTTTGAGTGACGTACATCCATTCCATTGATGGCTCGGATGGCTCGTTTTTCGGAGGCATAAGGTTCCTCACTCTTAAATCGTATGTAATCACCTATAGCGGGGAATAACCAGTCCTGCACTGGTAAACAAGCTTGCCAATTCACAGGTTGAACGCAGTTCATCACAACTGTCGTCCAAAACGCACTGATATATCCCCAATTCATCGATCAACAAATATGGCCCAGCCACTTGCTTCTCCTTCTATAGACCAACGTTGATAAAAAGCAGGACGCGACATCCTGATTCGCTCTCCTGACTTTGTAGTGTCATGACCGCCACGCTCCATATCTGGTAGGCCCATAGGATCCATGGCAATAAAATCGTCCTTGTCATAACCCATAATTACGCTCCAATGGCCACAGCCATCGTTGTCGCATACGGCTGGCTTGCCTTTTGTGAAATCGCCTTTGTGCAACCAACCAACCATTATTGGCCTGCCAGCATCAATCTCAATTTCAATATCTTCCACCCTCACGTTTTTGCGAAACTCAGCGTCCAGGCCAAGTGATTTCAACGCAGAAACTTGAGCGTGAACTTCTGTCGTATCGCCAAACTTCCGTCTCACCTGTCGATAAGCATCTTGGCTTTTTACGCTGCGGTGGAACGCCACGATCATGGCGCTTGCTGCGTCAAAACATTCCCGATAGCCATATCCAGTAGGGCTATCTAGTTGGTTGTAATACGGAACTCCATAAACCTCCTGGTGAATGCCGCTTGTTTTCCACATAGCAAACCACTCAGCCTCATCATCAAGCAGGTCTTGGTCGATGGCACGTTCTAGCTCTGCAATTGCAGCTAGCTGATGGGGATCGCCTTTTTTGAAGAACTGAAAAAACGGAAGGAGTGACAAGCCCACGATTACGCCCCAAACCCACATTTACTTCTCAACGCGGTCTCCAGGAAACAGTAGATCTTGCACATACTTACAAGCAACGTCATCAAGTTGGTTGTCAGTCTGCTCGCTAATCTTGATCAAACAGTCAAGTAGCAGCTGCTTTACAGCCTTTGATTTGATGAAGCTAAACAGGATTGGCTTTAGAAGTAAAACCATGACAGCACTGTGTGTGCCGGAAGTCTAAGTCCGATTTGCGTGGCCTTCCAGTCGTGCAACATTCTGCTCTAAGTCTGAAATCCGAGCGAATAGCTCCTGATCCCGAACCCTCAGATCGGCATGGAGCACATCCATTCTTGACGCTAAATTGTCGACAGCTGAGGTCAGACGTACCAACGAATCCCTTCCATGCTGGTTGTCACGGTTGGCACCTTTGATGCCAGAAGCCGCCACGCCTATTGACGCACCAGCAACAGCAGCCCAGATTTCAACCACCATTCGACCTATAGCGTTGCACTAATCATGGCAGAAGAACAGGCAAAGCAAGAGCAAGAAAATGACAACTCACGATTGGGTGATGTCATCAAGGTTGTGTTGCTCGGCTGGGCAATGGCAATCCTGACCGCAAATTACCTTGGCGTTTTCAAGCAATCACTAGACCCCACCTATCCAGCTTCTATTCTTTCTGGTACGGCTGCATCCTTTGGCCTAGCTGTCGGCAACAATAAAAAGAAAAAAGAAGAGCCTACAATTAAGGAACAGACCCCTACGTCCAAACCCAAATGAGACGTTTTCTCTTCTTATCCTGCCTAACGTTTTTTGCGGTAAGTCCTGCTTCGGCAGACATTACGCACGCTATCAAGTCTTCAATCTCGCTAACTGTTGATGGAGCAGCGTCCCAATCAATTCGCCTCGGCTCAAGCATGGCAGTATCTGGCTCTAACATTACTTTGGACACTACTCCTAAGTTTGCAACACTTACTTCCGGCACTGCTCTTGGGTACACTCCTGGTGCTTACAGTATTACTACTGCTGGTGACAGCTTTTCGTATTCAGAATCGTACTTAGAAGGCGACGACGTTCCAACCGTACTTTCAACAACTGTTACCGGTGGAGTAGTTCCTGCCTTGCCTATATTTGGCAATAATACGACAACTTCTGGGGGAACTCCAGGCGCTCTGGCTGGCACAATTGCAACTGATGGTGCAATAGCGATCGTAGCCGGTGGGGCTGGTACTACTGCGATTGGACAAGTAATCCAAGAGCTTAGTATTCGATGAAGATCCTGCTGTTGTTGCTTTTAGCTGCCCCAGCAGCAGCTGTGCCAATCGTTCCTAATTTTCAGCAAGGGACACTTTCAAGCACTACAAGAACAAAATCTAAAGTCAACGAAGTCATTAACTCTTACGAATATCGTACGGGTTATGAATACACAGCAAGCGGAACAAACATACAATCGTCTGCAGGTCTTGCTCCACAAAGCCTGACGACAACAACCAATACGTTAAACGGCATTACAAGCAAATGGACTGGACTTGATCCTGCATCGAGACCAACCTGGAACATTGTCAACGAAGGCGCTGCATTTTCTTTTGTTGAGACTTTGAATTCTCCAGGGCTTATAAATCACACGATAATAAATAGAAAGACTGACATCGAATCACTTACGGAGACCACTAGCACTTTTACCCAATGAAGCGTGTCTTAGCAGCCTTGCTGTTATTTGCTGGTCCGGTAAACGCTCAGGTCTCAAGCACTGCCGCTCCAGTCGCAAATAGTTCAGGCTCAGTTACGAACCAAGCTGTTCAGGTCGTTCCAAGCAAAACGTTTAGCTCTGTCATTAACGGCGTTAGCTGCCAGGGTGCAACGCTCCACATCAACCCTTTCCTTAGTTCAACCACTGGCTGGTCTGATCCGTATGAAAGGTATTACAACGAACCTGTCTATGACACGCTTGATTTAGTTGGAGGAACTGACCCCGAAGGTAATCCTGTTCCAGATGGCAGACCTGATAACCCAGGCAGCATTTTGTTCCACAAACCAGTCAGAACAGGGCAAAAAACAAACTTCTCCCTTAACGGTGGCATCACTGCACAAATTTCAATTCCGCTAGATCGCAGTCATATTCGCACTTGTAGAGCTGCCGCAGAAAAACAAGTAGCCCTCATGGATGCTGCGCTCGCTGACAAAAGGCTTAACTACGAGCTTGCGAGACTCAAGACGTGTTCAGATTTGCTGAAGGAAGGCGTCATGTTCCACCCCAAGTCGCCTTACAGCAAGATTTGTGCTGATGTTGTCTTAGTCAATCCGCCAGGCGTCTTGCCGCCCCACACACATTCAATCCCTACTTCTTTAAAGACCGCTGGTACTTCCGACGCTGCCAAGCAGACTCAACAACAGTCGTCTTCCCAAGCTTCTCCTTAATCTTCTTGATCGTCTTTTTGACGGTTGGCTTAATCGTTTTAAGCAAAATATCGCCTAATGGTTTGGCTAAGACTGCTGCTGTTGTTGCGACAACCGCAATCGTTGCAGTCGTGACCACAACAGGCGAGCCAGGTAAATGGTTGCCGAGAATCGCTGGTATGTCCAACGACTTGAACTGAGTTCTACATTCTCCATCGACTCGCTTGTAACCAGTAATGACAGCAGTCTGAAGCTTATTTTTTGCTCCTATAGGTATTGCGTCTGGTGGCGGACATGGCAGTTCCGTGTCTACATTTGAAACACCAGCAAGTGGGGACTCTGCTGGTGAAGGGGACTTAGCCGGTTGCTTGTCAGCCGGTTTTTTCTTGGGATCTATTGCTGGTGGCTTAGCTGATCCATAAGTCAACGTCCCAGGTGTGAACTCCAATGCAGCAGGAAACGATGGCATCGTTCCATCGCAAACCGTAAAGTTGCCCCGCTCATCATTTGTGTAAGCGTCTGGATTTCCAGGCTGTGAATTTCTTGTTTCAACGCAGCCAGGTATATCCCCAACGGGAAAGCCAAGCATTAATGTGACTGGTGGCTCAGATGGAATACTGTGAGGTGGGATGCTTCTCCAAGAAGGTATTTCAGTAATTTCAATACGTCCTATTCCAATCTCACGAATTTCAGGCATGAAGTCAGAGCGATTTGTCGCAGGTCAGCTATGGATCGAACGCAAGAAGAACCGCGAAGGACCACCTATTAGTTACACCGTTTTAAAAGGGTTTAGCTCAATGGGTTTTACTGAAAAAAGCGAAGTCTTGAAATTTATCCGCTGGCCAAAAGGCACTCCCACAGGCGACGCTGTGCGTGAATGGTTAGCAAGTTTTGATGACAGGACAGAAGATCCTGTTCCAGCCCTAGACATGGATCAAGTCGCAAAAGAAGGCTTTGGGCCGGAAGCTCATGACGATGATCCGACCGCTAAAACTAAAATGGTAACTTAGGTGTTTCGATTGCTGGTCCTGTTGCTGATGGCAACTCAGGCATCACGTCATCAATCTGAGCAGGCACCATATCAAGCACCATTTCAGTCAGTTCGAGCTTTAGCTCACTGATATAAAGCTTTGTCAGCGATGGAATGCGGGTGTAAAGCACAACCGATCCAACAACCATCGTTCCAGACATCAAGAACCCAAGAGCACCGGCCAGATTGAAAAACTTTTGCATGGTGATGACAGATAAAACAAAAGACCCCCTCGCGGGAGCCCTTTGTCGGTCTGTGTGAGAAACCTAAGCTAGTTATAGCTCAGAAAGCCCACTTCACGCCAAGCTTTGTTCCAACAGAAGGATCTTCTTCTGCAGTCAAGAAGCTGAGTTCGCCGTAAATACCAACGTTTTCAACGACCTGAACGTTTCCGCCAACTTTGCCGGACAGTTCAAATTCACCATCTTCGCCTTGGGGGCTGACGAAAGCTGGACCGCCTTGGGCGTAGTAGCTGTAAACGCCGTCAGCGCCTTCAAAACCAACGTGAAAATCTGTGGTTGCGCCTACATAGTCGCCGCCCGAATAACCAGCGTTATTCTCAACATTGATATAGGGGTTTGCGGTTGCAGAGAGGGGGGCCAAGGCAAGTGCGCCAGCGGCTGCACCAAAAACAAGAGACTTGATCATTTTTAGAAGGGGTTGAGTTTTCTTGAGCCAGATTAGCTGGCCCAGTCAATGGACAGTTAGGAATCTGCTCCTTAATTCTCATCCGTTCCAGGGAACGTAGAGAAGTGCTTCTTATGTAATCCGGTGAAAAGACCACATTGTGGATGGTCAGGATTGTCGCGACCTTCAAGCATGAAAAGCATTTCAAGCCAAGTCACACGATTCCGCATCGCAGGCAAATCTTCTGCCCCTGGCTTGCAGGGGATCATTGGATCAGGTCTTTCCATCAGCCAGCCCAGGGCAAACCAGCACCTGTTGTTGGGGTGCGCTTTTCTGTGAGCTGATTATCAAGGGCAGCCAAGACCTCAGCAACCTTTTCTTCACCGCCAATCGCGGCTTTTAGCCACTCAACGCAGTTTGCTTCCGTCACCTTGTCGTAAGCAATCATGGTTTTAGCGTCAGGTGCTTCAAGGCCGATTGAGCCATACGCACCAGCGGAATACACGCCGTCTTCAGTCTCTGCTGTAACGGTGTAGTGGAGCGTACTGATCGCCCCGGTTTGAAGAAGTCTGTCGCACTGACCGACTTTCCAAGTGTAGATGTTTGCCATGATTAAGCTTTACCTGCGGTGATTGCGGAGTTTAAAGGAGCAAGGTCTTCTGTTGTCCAGTAGTCCTTGGCAACCATCAGCTCTAAATGCTCAACATTGCGAGCAACTGTTGCTGTTTGATCAGCATCACGAGCGTCAAGCGCCATTAAGTCAGTGATAACAGTGACGGAGTCAAGAGCTGCAGAATAGTTTTGCGCTATTTCCGCAGCAGTTGGCGTTTCAACAGACATAACAGGTCTAGGAGAATGATGAGATTCTACGCGCTCTTCAGCGCAGCGACCTCATTTTGCAGCTCCTTAACCATAGCCGTCAACTCTTGTACTGCATTAACCAGTACAGGCACAAGATGCTCACCTTTGTACTTGAGGTGATCAGCATCTTCGGTGTCAATAATGACAGGGTTGTCACCTTCTAAGGCAAGAATGTCTTGCGCTTTAAAGCCATAACGTACATCACCATTTGGTGTTTCAGTGTCACGGTCTACCTTGAATTGATAGGCAGTAGGCTTGAGTTGATTAACAAAGTCCAGACCATGAGGTACTGGAGCAAAGTTCATCTTATCGCGTTCGTCTGATGTAACGGTCCAAGATACTTTGACGTAGGCATGGCTGATTGATGCATGACCTGCAATGTAACGGTTGCTATGTGTTGTTGCATCAAATACTGGTGCATAACTGCCGCTGCTATTTAGTGGGCCTATGCCAATATTGCCTGAGCCAGTGCTGACGTTAAATAGAGCTTGTGCTCCAAAAGCAGTGTTGTTATTACCAGTTGTGTTGTAATACAGCGCATATGGTCCAACACCTACGCTGCTATTACCAGTAGTGTTTAGAGCCATAGCTTCACGTCCAATAGCTACGTGATTAACACCAGTACTGTTTGTGTAAAGAGAATGCCATCCGTTAGCTACGTTGTTGCTGCCGGTAGTGTTATTCTGAAGCGCACCTAGACCGGTTGCTGCGTTATTAGTACCAGTAGTGTTGGTATAAAGAGATGCATATCCGTTAGCTACGTTGCTACTACCAGTAGTATTAAGTCCAAGTGCTAGTCGTCCGTGGGCACTATTGTGTATCCCAGTGGTGTTAGTCAGGAGAGCTTTAAATCCGGTAGCTGTGTTTTTAACACCAGTTGTATTGGCACGGAGAGCTTGATATCCGGTAGCTGTATTTTCTGCACCAGTGGTGTTAAGGCGCAGCGCTTCATGGCCAACTGCTGTGTTGTGAGAAGCGGTAGTATTTTCGTATAGTGCTTGCTTACCACATGCTGTATTTTCACTACCAGTGGTGTTTTTATAGAGTGCAGCATAACCACTGGCTAAATTTTTCTGACCGGTAGTATTTGTGTAAAGCGCAAGCATGCCACTTGCTGTGTTACTGCCACTAGTAGTGTTGCTATAAAGAGCTTGGTATCCGTTAGCTGTGTTGTTAGAACCAGTAGTGTTGGAATAGAGAGCATGAGAACCAGATGCAACGTTGTTAAGGCCAGTAGTATTGCTATATAAAGCATTATTACCAACCGCCGTATTAGTCGAAACATTACCCGCACCACGGCCAACTGTTAGCGAGTTGATGGTTGCGTCGCTATTAATCTGAAGTTTGTTGCTACCAGATGCACTGGTCGTTCCAACCAACACTCTGCCCGTACTGTCAACAGTGACGCGCTGCGCTCCACCCGTGGTGATACTGACGCTTTCACCGTTATTAGGTGTGACGATATTGTTTACTTTGATGGTGCTCATGAACTTGCCTCCAAGGATGCAACTTTTGTTTCTAGGGTTTCAATCTTGGCGATTGCTTCTTGCAAGGCTTTAATTGCCATCCAGTGCATCTGCTGCTCTTTGACTCCTAAGCGTTCCTCTTGGGCAGGTTCTGTCTCAGTTGCTTCTTTTGCTTCCTGAAAAATAGTTATTACCTCAGGACAGCTTTCTGCTATTTGCTGTGCAATAACGCCAAGATTTAGGTCAACGTCATCTGGCTGGTCCTTGTAGCGGTAATTAACAATTTCCCATTCTTTAATACAATTCCAAGTGTCAGCAGCGGCGGTGATGTCTTTCTTGGCGTTGCGGTCGGAAAGATTAGCGTTGTTGGCGCTGTAATTAGCAAGCCCGCCATTACTTCTGATAACTGCTTTGCTGCCACCAGTACTAGCATCGCATTGCAAAAATGCGCTAAAAATACTGTTTGGGTTTGAATTCCTTAATCGCGCTCGAAAGCAAGATAAATTACCACTACTTGCTGTATTTTCGGCAACAATGATACAAGTATTAGTGCCAACGTTTTGAGATACTTGAAGTAGTCCATTTGCGTCAGCACCAGAAACAGCAGCAGTTGCTCCTAGCAACAGCTTGCCAGCACTGTCGATTCGCATCCGCTCGGTGTTATTTGTAAAAAGCCTAATATTGGTTGGCTTTGTATTTATTAAATCAAGGCCGTTAACGCTGGATATAATTCTTGAAAAAACATTTGTTCCGTTGGCGCTAGAAAGTACCAATGAACCGCCCCAATTGTTGTCACTTCTTGACGTAATCTGTAGTGAGTATGAAGAGCTATAAGTATTATCTATAGTAGAAATGCCAACCCCAACATTTCCCGAGCTGTCGATTCGCATGCGCTCGGTGCCACCATTAACATGCAAAGTTAAAGCATTAGTACTATGAGCGTATTGAATAGATCCAGTACTGTTAGAATTAGCATCGCCAAAATAGATGCAATTACTCTGATCATTAGGAGATAAAAACTGTAATCCAGCAGTCCCGCTAGATTCAAGTGATGCGATTGAGCCAGCCCCTAGACCTCCGCTGTAACCGCTAGATCCACTTTTGACGTCCAAGCTTACTCTTGGGCTTGACTCACCAATGCCGACGCGACCCGAGCTGTCGATGTCAACGCTGCCAAGATCAACCGATCCATCAGCTGCTTTGACAATCACCTCGCCAGCAGTTGCTGGCAGTGTTAGCTGCAGGTCGCTGCCTATCGCCGCAGGAACATTCAGCTCAACTGAACCAGATGTCGCCCCATTAAGCTTGACAGGCATCAGGTCTCACCTCTTGCGGGTATATTAGCAGCCTTCGGCATAGAAGCTCTAACAGCAGAACCCCACGTTGCCATGGGGCGGGATACTGTCAACCAGCCTCAAGGGCTGCAACTTTGGCTGAAAGTTCAGCTACCGCACCAAGCAGTTTCATGACAAGGATGTCATGGTTAATAGCTTTGTAACTGTCGTCTAATTCTTCGTAGGTTGCCGCTTTTGTTTCGTTGCCGTCTTCATCGAGCACAGCGGGCGTAAGTTCTTTGCCTTGCTTTGTACGCGGCACGGTATAAGTTAATCCAGGGCAAACCTTTTCAGCTTCCTGTGCAACTAAACCAAGGAAACGCTTTGCACGTAGTTCGTCGTTGAGTGGTGCGTCATCGTTCCAATCAAAGTTTTTAAGTTGTGAACCAAGGGCTACAGCATCTGCAAGTTGTGGGTTTGCGTCGGTGATGTTTTCTTTGAAACGAATATCAGAAACGTTTGAAGCTGTGACGGAGCCGGAAAACGTGGCGTTGCCATTCCACCTAAAGTTTATCGACTCTGCAGAGGGGAAGGCTCCAGGCATTACCCGGAAAGCAGTAACAGATGTTGATGCACTACCAGTTAATGTGATACCAACAGCATTGCCTATGGGTGAACCAAAGAAATCCGATTTAACTGTGGTGAGTCCAGCAAACGTGGCGCTGCCGTTGGCATTTAGCGCAATATCTGCAGAGCTTGCAGTTGTGCCGCCGATAAATACATTACCCGAGCTGTCGATTCGCATTCGCTCGTCGCCATTACTAGCTAGCCTTAAAGCGTTATTGTTGTGGAGGTATTCAATATATCCAGCATATTCTCCTGACCCAGAAGTTGCATCGCTAAAATAAATTGCACCTCCATTTGAACTTCCGCTTCTAACAGTAATTCCGCAATTGCCACTATCAGCAATAGTTAGATTGTCGCCATCTGAAATACCTTCAGTCGTCGTGCCCAACAACAGCCTGCCACTTGCGTCGATTCGTAGTCGCTCAGTATCATTATTTGTATAAGCAATAATGCTGCCATTCGTACTTGCAGCATGAATGCCAATATCATTGATTTCACTGCCAGTAGGATTAGAACTAATTCGTGTATTAGCGGTAGCCGTTGTGCTGTTATAAAGAGAAAGTACACCACCCGTCGTTCCATTAGCAACTGCTAAAACCTGCCTGCTTCCAAACGCCACTGCATTTGTCGTACCAACCAACAGCCTGC